GAAAGAGTTAAAGCAAGAGTTAAAAAAGTTGAGGGGGATTTTAGTGATTAAAGTTATAGATATGCTTACGGAAATCAACAGAGTTGTAAGAGTTGGATTTCCAAATGCAAAAAGAGTCTATTTAGAGAGAATTAAAGTACTAGAGACTCCCTCTCTAAGTATTGAGATTGTAAACATATCACATGATTTATTTAATCAATATATCAGTGTGAAGACTGTAACGTTAGACATTATATACATTTCTAGTTCAAATTCTGTATATGAAGCACTTGAAGCAAAAGAAAAGCTTGAAGCACTGTTTTGTCACAACTTAAAAATTGGAGATAGATATCCACGTGTTACAGAAATCGAGACAACGCTGGTTGACCAAGATTTGCACTTTAATATCACATATGAATTTTATGATGTAGCTGAACACTACTATGTAGGAACTAATAAGAACATAATAAAATACGATATTAACAAGACAAGTGACAACAATATTTATCTGGAAAATGAGGTTGCAGACGAGGACAAGGTTCAAGAAAATCTTAAAACTGAAGATAAAAAATCAGAGGATCAAAAACAAGACATATTTGATGAAGTGCTAGAAAACAACACTGTTTATGTAAAGAATATATGTCTAACGTATGAACTAAAATAGGAGGATAACACATGCCTACAATAGGAATGCCTAAAATTCAGATTGAATTTAGGTCACAAGGTTTGAGCGCAATTCAACGTAGTGAACGAGGAATTGTGCTTTTACTTTTAAAAGATGATGCAAAAGTTAAAAAAGAAAACTTAGAAAAATGTAGTTTGATGTACACTAACTTAGCAGATGTTAAAGAAGATGCTGTATCAAAAGAAAACATGAAATACATCAAGTTAGCGTTTGAATCAGCACCTAATAAGCTTTTAGTTGAGCTATATGGTACTGATAGGGATTTGCCAACTTGTTTGAATGATATCAAACAAGTGAAGTTCAATTATTATTGTGCGCCAAACGCAAGTAAAGAAGATACAGCTAAAATATTGAGTTGGCACAAAAATAGAGTGAAAAATGACGACAAGACAATTAAGTTTGTAGCATTCAATGAAGAAGCAGACGACGAAACAATTATCAACTTCACTACAAGTAGTGTAATTTACGACGATGAAAAGTATTCTGGACTAGAATTTACTTCTCACATCGCATCAGCATTGGCAGCACTTCCACTTAGTCGTTCATTCACTTATTACGTATTTAATAAGATGAGCTATGCGACTATGGATAATGCAGAAGATGAAGATGCAGCAGTAAATGCAGGTAAGCTTTTTATCACGTTCGATGGCGAAAAATACAAGATTGCTAGAGGTGTCAACTCATTAACTACGTATGTAGCTGATAAGGGAGAAGATTTCAGCAAAATTAGAGTTATGGAAGCTATGCACTTGATAAAAGATGATATAAGAGATACTTTTGACAATTACTATGTCGGTAAAATTCTAAACGATTATCAAAACAAACAACAATTTATCGCGATGATTAATCAAGTATACTTCAAAGAACTTGAGGGAGAAATATTAGACAGCAAGGGTAATTCCCACGTTGATATCGATATGGCTCAAAACAGAATGTACGCAGTTACAAGAGGAGCAGATGTCGATAAGATGAAAGAAATGGATATCAAGACATACAACACTGGTTCAAACGTGTTCTTAGCTGGAAAAGTATCTCTATTAGATGCGATGGAAGATTTGAAGATTATATTCAAAAACGCGTAGGGAGGATATAAATGATTAGAGGATATCAAGTAGTAGCAGGTGCTTGGGGTACTTTACACTGGAACGGTCGTGCAGTACTTGAGGTAGCCGAAGTTAATGCAGAAATCGAAATGCAAAGAGCAGATATACAAATAAACATAGCCGTTGATAGCAAAATGACAGGTCTTAAAGGCAGCGGAACATTAAAGTGCAAGCACGTGTATACAAGTGCGTATAATGACATGCTAGAAGCGTACAAAAAGGGCTTAGATGTAAGACATACACTATCAATCGCTATAAGTGATCCAGATGCAACTGGTGGCCAACGTGAACGATTGAACATCGGTAATGTGTGGTTTAACAAAGCAGGATTGGCTGGATTTAACGTATCTGAAGTTGTTGAAAGAGAATTGGAATTTGGATTCACTCCAACGGATGCGATGTACCAAGAAATGATTGGGTAGGAGAGATAATATGCAGAATGCTTTGCTTAATGCAAAAACTCTTTTAGAAAAAAGAGATCTCATTGAAAAGAAAAAAAATAGAAAGATAAATATTGAAGTTAAAGATATAGGAACATTCAAATTCAGAATACCTACAACTTTGGATATTATCGATGCTAAGGCTTTTGAGAATGGGGAAAGAGACGAGCAGTATATGATATACACTTGCTGCGAATCTCCACAACTTAACGATGAGGAATTACTCAAAGGATTTGATTGTGAAGATGATCCATATTCATTAGTCGATAAGATATTTCTTCCAGGAGAGGTCACTTCAATTGCAGGTGAACTAATTCAAGAATCAGGATACAAGGAAGAATACGTAAAGGTAGTAGATGATATAAAAAACTAATATTAAAAGGGGACGACGATATGACTGTTGTCTCCTTTTTAGTTAATAAAGGTCACGATTTTGATTACATATTTTCACTGAATGAATACGAAAAAATGATAATTAAAGCCGTGATTGATGCAAATTACGAAATGGAGAGAAGAAAATGGGAATAATATCACAAATCAATCTTATTGATAATTACACTTCCACTTCGAAAAAAGTAGAAGGTTCTATTTCTTCTATGACTTCAAAGTTTAAGGTGCTAGAAAGAGCAACAAAGAAATCTACTAGTGCAATAAAATCGGGATTAGACAAACTGACAAACAAGAGATACGAAATCAAATTAAAAGATATCAACAATAAAAAAATAAGGCAAGATATCGGAAAAGTATCTCACGAATTGAAAAAGCTATCAAAAGGTGGAGTAGACTTAAAAGTCACGACAAAAAACTCAGTATCCAGGATACAGACTCTAAAAGACAAGATAAAAGGAGTTAAGGGTAAAACCGCTGACATTAAGACTAAAGTGAGTGGGTTTTCAAAAGCTCTAAAAAACTTCAGACAGGTTAAAAAAGAGCTTAAAGTTATGAAAAGCCCTTTGAAGATTAAGATGTCGTTTCCGATGTTCAAGAAGATTAAACAACAGTTGAAAGATATCGGAAAATCGATGTTGAAGTTGTCGGCAAAAGGTACTATGAAGCTTTTTAAAGGAGTTGGGATAGGAGCTGCTGCTCTTGGAATGGCTGCACTTCCTGTCGGAAAAAAGTTGTTTGACCAAGGCTCAGAACTCGAAGGTCAACAAATCTCAATGAAACACTTCCTGGGTGGAGATGAAAAGAAGTCTAAATCGTACATGAAAGCTTTGAGAAAAGAAGCTAACTTAACACCTTTTTCATCTACCGAGGTAGTTGGAGCAGGTACAAGAGCAATCCAAATCGCAGGTGGAGACACTAAAAAAGGGATGCAGTTTGTAAAGTTAGCCGAAGACATGGCAGCGCTTAACCCTGGGAAGACCATATCGGATGCAATGGAAGCATTGGCAGATGCTGATATGGGAGAAATGGAAAGACTGAAAGAGTTCGGGTTTAAAGGTTCAAAGGAAGAATTCGACAAAGCAGGCGGAAACCTCTTCAAGATGAAAGATACTAGAGGTAAAACACTTCAAGGTATGTACAAAGGTGGGGCTGAAAAGCTATCAAAATCTGGAGCTGGTAAGGTATCGACAATCAAGGGTAACCTTGAAAGTGGATTACAAGATGCTGGTAAAAAGATGCTTGATAAGATGGCACCATTTCTTGAAAAGTTGATTCCTTTATCTGAAACTATCGGAACAAAAATTCCTGAAATATTTGACACAATTGTTGCTAAGGTTCAGCCGTTGGTTGAGCCAATCAAGGGGATAATTGACGGGATAACCGAAGCAGTACAGCCGATGTTACCAACTATTTCGGACTTAGCGAACACTGCTATACCAGTAGTGGCAAGTGTGCTTGGATTTATGGGGTCGGTGATTAAAGCTATCGTTGTTCCTGCGTTTCACATAATAAATGCTGTAATACAGACAATTGTTATTCCTGCTTTTAATTTCATCAAGGACGTAATAGATGGAACTGTAATTCCTATATTTCAATCTATAGCAGATTTTATCAATACGTTGGTACTACCTGCCTTTGACAAAATCCATTCCACGATACACGGAGTTGTGGTGTCGGCGTTTCAGTGGTTAGCGGATAAAGTTAACTTATTAGGTGGAGCCATTAAAGGTGCTATTGACAAAATAAAAAGTATTGGTACTGGCATTAAAGATGGAATTACTAGTATGTGGGATAAACTTAGTGGTGGCGGTAAAAAAGGACACGCAACAGGTACTAACTACTTCCAAGGTGGATTAACTACTATCAATGAACGCGGAGAAGAGCTAATCGATTTGAACCGTGGAGCTAGGATATATCCTGAAGGTAAGACTACGAAACTTATAAAAGAAGACATAAAGAAAAGTAATGTTAGACGTAGTGAAAAGCACGTTAATTACTCTCCAACTATTAATATTTACACGAACAAGGACGATGGAAAAGACATTGCCAAGGAAGTGGATAAAGCGTTAAGAAGATTGGCGGTGAATGTATAATGCAACAAGCTATATTGAGTTTCAAAAATAGAGCAGAGGTGCTGGAGTTGCCAGTGCCTTTACAAGAATGGTCACTTGACAGCCCTCAAAACACTTATACGTTTAATACGTTAGAGACTGGGGATATTCTTGCACTAGGTGCTGAACAGTTGAAGTCAATCACAATATCAAGCTTTTTCCCGTCTCAAAAATATTCTTTTTTATACACTAAGAATATAAAGGATCCTTGGGAATGTGTGAATATGATTAATAGGTGGAAGAATAGCAAAGAGCCGATACGATTGACTATTGTTGGTACTAATATAAATTTAAATATGGGGATATCTAAGTTCTCATATGATAAGATGGACGGAACAAAAGATGTCGGATTTACGCTTGAACTACTAGAATACCCTAACTTGAATGTGCAACGATACAAGAATGGAACACAAAAGTATTCTGAAAAAAGCAAACTCAAACCAAGGGCTAACACGACTAAGAATCAAGGCAGGTCACATATGGTTAAAAAAGGAGACACTATGTGGGATATGGCTGAGAAGTATTTGGGAAATGGCAGACGATGGAGAGAGATTGCAAAGGCAAACGGAATGAAAAGCGGATGGGATTTGAGAGTTGGTAAGTCAATCAAAATCCCTAAAAAGTAGGTGACTATGAGTAACAAACATAAATATAAGATTATATTAACTACTGCAAGTGGTGTCAGTTACGACATCACTATTATTTCGTCCAAAATCAGAGTAAGCGGAGCAGAGAAACAATGCTCTAGGGTGCTTGATTTCAAAACTTTAAAGCCAAAGGTCAATAAGACACTTCCAGGGATCAATGTGAGCCTAGGAGATACGATAACCGTCATGGAAGATAACAAAAAGGTATTTGTCGGTGTTGTGTGGGATAAGGAAGTCCAAAACAACTCGATAGATGTTGATTTAACTTGCTATGACAAGTCTATTTATTTGAACAAATCGGAATCAAAAACACAAGTCTACACTAACAAAACAGCAGATGCTATCGGCAAAGCTATATGTTCAGAATTAGGGCTAAAAATCGGGAAGTTTGCTAAAGGTAGTAAGGTTACTGTAAACGGCAGGAATATGAAAGCATATGACATCATAATGGCTGCGTATTCTAAAACAAGCGAGATGAACAACAAGCAATACAAGCTAACTACGGTTGGTGAAGAAGTAGTCGTTTTTGAGAGTGGAGAAAAGCACAATGTTGTAATCGAAGAGATGAAAAACGACGATGTAGGAAAGCTTATATCTCTCAGTTACAAGGCAAGCCTTGATGATGTTATCAACAAAGTTGAAGAAATTGATGAAACTAACAAGGACAAGAAAAAGACGAAAGCAGAGGACAAAGAAAGTCAAAAGCTATATGGGCTTGTTCAGAAGGTTGTTAGAAATCAAAAAGTAAACATCAACTCAGTGATGAGCAAAGCAAAGATTGAAGCAGATGTTGAAGTTATGGGTGACTGGGATATGATAACTGGTAAGAAGATTAAGCTAAAAGCAAAAGACTTATCAGGAGAGTTCTACATCACTAAAGACGAACACGAGTACAAAGATGGTGTGCATACTGTAAAAATGACATTGTCTAACGAGTATGAGATGGACAAGAAAGACGATGAGAAAGGCAAGTCAGAGGGCAAATCAAAAAAACGCGGCGGAAAGACTGTTGGATCTAAGAGTTCAAATGCCGCTCTTGATTATGCGAAGTCTAAAATTGGAATGAGATATTCACAAGGTAGACGTGATCAAGAAGGATACTACGACTGTAGTTCACTTGTCAAACGTTCGTATCAATCATTAGGACTGCTTCCAACTAAAAACTATGATCTTACGACAAGAACTATTGCAAAAGATAGCCATTTTGTTCAAATAAACAAGTCTGAATTAAGACCAGGTGATGTTGCTTGGGTGTCAGGCCATATGGCGCTGTATGCTGGTAATGGAAAAACCGTTGAAGCGATGAATCCATCCATGGGGGTAAGACAAGGTAATTTGGGAAGTAGATTCACTAGGTTCTATCGTGTGAAAGGAAGTTAAATGGAGAATTTATTAAAAGGTCAAAAGTATTTGATGAATGACAATCCTCAACTAGAAATTGGCGAAGTGGTGAGTCTAAGTCCGTTTGCAGTAGAGATCAACGGAATGAAGTACAGTAGCACGGATTTTACGATATATGTGCCATGTGCTGACATCTGTAGGTTGCTTGACATAGACTTTGAACCACAGGATTATATGAGGATATTCAAGGTTGGAGACATGGTGAGTGTCACTGACAGAAAAGATAGTTTGATTATTCATAACAGGTTGGTGATAGCATGAGTGTACTTCCAAAGAGTTTAGAATTTGATTTCGAATTTGATAACACAGACATCGAAGAAGACGAATTTGATGAGTATTACGAGTATGCTTATGATTTTATCAATAACGAGTTTTTATTAGATGACAATGGCAAGCAGTTTTATGTAACTGGAAATGAAGCAGTAAAGATTTGGATATATAAGACGATACTGACGAAAAGATTCGTATATAGTGCTTATGATGATGATTTTGGGACTGAAATATACGATCTCATAGGCGAAGTTATTAGTTCTCAATTCAAAAAAGAGGAGTTAAAAAGACTGATAATCGAATCAATTATAATCCATCCTTGCATCACTGAAATTGTCAGTGTCGAGATAGAAACTAGAAAAAGTGTAATCGAGGTTGAAGTCGAATATAAGACTAAATTTGATGATGAGATAGAGGAGGTTGTATGCGAATTGAGGATAGATTAATCACATCTGAAGAAATAATCGCAAGAATGAAAGCAGACTTGAAGAATCCTCCGAACCGAATCGAAGGGTCGTTTGCTTGCGATAACATTCAAGCAGTAGGAAAAGAACTTGCGAAATACTATTCTTTTGTCGAGTATTTAAACGACATGCATTTCGTGGAGACTGCCGAGGGCGAGTACTTGGACAAGAAGGCTAAAGAGGTCGGTATCGAAAGAAAGGGAGCTACGTATGCGACTGGTGTTGCAACATTCTACGGCAAACTTGGTACTGTAATCAATTATGGTACTGTGATTACCGCGAATGGCGTAGACTTCAAGACTACAGAAATGGCGACTATAACAAAAGATTCAGTTGTTATTCCTGTAAAGTCTTTGAACACTGGAGTTAACGTAAATGTCGGGAAAACTGACAATGTGGACTTCAAGATTGACGGAGTTACGAAAGTAATATTCGGTGGTGCTAGTGGTGGTAGTGAGATCGAAGACGATGAGCATTTAAGAGAAAGGACACTTCTACGAATGAGGTATCCTGGAAGTTCGGGCAACAAGTACCACTACATGCACTGGGCGATGGAAGTCGAAGGTGTTGGCAGAGTTAAGGTGTTTCCGTTGTGGAAAGGAAACGGCACTGTAAAGGTGTCGATACTGGACAGCAACAACGACATAGCAACAAAAGAACTGATAGACAAAGTGAAAGAACACATAGATGGCAATGCAAACGACACTGGAGAAGCATTAGCGCCAATCGGAGCAACACTCACTGTGGATACAGCGAAAGCAAAGGTAATCAACATCAAAGCTAAGATAAACTTACTAAAAGATTACGAGCTAAGCGGAATTGTGGAAGCTTTTAAAGCGAATATGAAGAAATACCTAAGCGATATCGCATACAAGGATACTAAGCTAACAGTTGCAAGGGCTATCGATATTTTGTGGAACATCGAGGGTGTTGAGGAAATTGTTAGCTTGAATATCAACGATACTGCGGATAACATCATGGTTAAAGATGAGGAAATCCTCAAGCTTGGCGAGGTGGTTATTTCATGAGGGGAGATAGGTTCAAAAAAAGGCTTCCCAAATTCATAGGTAACATCTCCGACATGGATGATACTTTTTATGCAGAAGATAAAGAGTTTTACAGAATCGATAGCGAATTGGACGATTTCTTGTATGGATTGACAGCTAGTTTGTTAAAAAAAACTAAGAATCCAAATAAATATCTTACGAGGTTCGAGAAAGATTATGGACTTGAATCCATCGGAGATATTGATTCAAGGATTAGAAAAGTACTTCTTAAGATTGGCGCGAAAAAAGTAACCACAAAAGAAGTAGTGCTTGAAATCTGTGATTCGTTTGATTTGCCAGGCACATACATTCAGAAATACAAGGATTACGCGTTTTTACTGGAATTGTACATCAAAGGTGGCGATGTTGATTTAGGAAAGCTACACGAAGCGTTAAGAGAAGTTGTCCCTGCTCATTTAGAGGATAGAGTAAACGTAAATTTCTTGCGAGATTTGAAGTTTCAAACAATGCAAGGAGACGATAGATACAAAATATGGTTATGTGGAGAGCATCCGTGTGGAGATATTCCATATCCTCACGTTGTCGGACAACTTGAAGAAGTTACAATTAGAGCTAATACTGGACAATTCGATTCTAGAAATTACTATGGATATTCAGGAAGTGGATTCAAATCTGGTGAGCTTAGAGACAAGAACGAAGGTACAATTTACATTCAAAACTTCGATAAAGCCAATGTGTTTGAGTTTGGAGGAGATAATAAATGATAAGCGATTATTTGATTGAGCAAATAACGAAAGAAACAAAAGATAAGATAAAAACTGCTGAAATAGTACTGAATGACGAGGTTAAAGAAGTACAAATATTGCGTAAAGATGTAGAAAAGAATTTACTAAAAGTTTACGTAAATACAGCAGACGGAAAGGGAACAATTACAGACATTAGATTAAAAGACGATAGAGGAAACATATTACTGTCAAAACCTTGTGAAAGGCTAAAAACAAGCGGATATGCGATTGTATCGTCTTTTTACATTAGATTTGTAGAGGAAGAGATGAAAGATCCAGTAAGTGTTTTTGAATTAAGGGGGATAGATAATGAAGAAGAATAGCTTTAGTTTGCCCGCGTATTACGAGTTAATTCAGTCTGGAAACTATGACAGCGAGGAAATTATCCAACAATTAAGCATGGAAAGAATTGACCTTGTCGGTTGGCAAGACCACATCGCAGAAACTGCTGATGTACGAGCTGAAATTGATGTCGGAAAGGATAAGGACGGAAATCCGTTGATTCAACACATAAGACACGATGGATTTGTGTTTACAGAAGGAACACCTGTGAATGCTGAACATTTAGGGCTTATGGAATGGAATGACCTTATCAATGCTTTAAAAATTCAACAAATGATGGATGTTATAAGGTCATTACAAGTGCAAGTTGCAACATTAATTGGACAAAACAACAATAATATGCCATACAATTCGTTTGTTGCGAGTGCGAAAAACATTGATAGCGATTTGGTAATACTTGAAGGATGGTATGACGAAATCAACGGAAGGGGAGTATTAGCATGAGAGTAGTTTACAAGAAATACAGATTAATTGAATCGGGTGGCACAGGATACGAGATTAAAGAAAGAGATGATAGAGGTGTAGCCTTTAATCCTTATGCGGCATCTTATGGTTCTTACTCTTTTGATAGAGACACAGGAATGTTTAAACTAGAAGGAAGATGGGACGGATATAATAGTATCGAGTTTCTTCAAAGCGACTCAGGAGCTGTAACTAACATTTTCTATGTATTCAAAAAATATGATTTTGATGGTTCAGAACCAAAACAAATAAGAACAGTATATAGTGAAAAAGCAGAGTCATCATATAGTCAAGGTTCATACATCGGAGAAGTAGTTGCAGAGAACGGATATTACCCAAGAAATGGACGACAAAACGGATACTGGTATGTGTGGGATAGATACGCGAACACAGCACCTACTATAAGTGGCTCATATACTCATATCGGAGTTGTGAAAAAAGACTTTGATATTACTTATACAGTAAAAGATGCGGACAATGATGATGTAAAAGTTGAAATAAGAGTTGACAACAATGTTATCCAATATCCAATGAATGTTCCGCTAAATAGAACACAAACTGTAAGGATAAAGATTGATGAGTATGGATTAGGTGAACATACAATTACAGTCACTGCGACGGATTCATCTAATTCTTCTGCTACAAGAACTTACTATTTCACAAAATCAAATACCGCACCTACAATATCAGGTTCAAACGTAAATATGGGCGCTTTATACAAGGATTTCGATGTTGATTATATTGTTCAAGATGCGGATGGAGACGATGTAAAAGTATCTATTTTAGTTGATGGATACATCAAGCAAAGTGCAACTCCAACGAGTTTAGGAATTAGAAAATACTTCCACGTCGATATGAATCAGTACAGCCTAGGAAGACACAGGATTGAAATTACTGCAGAAGATGGATTTGGCGCCAAATCAACAAGAACTATTACTTTTGAAAAGGTAAATTCTGCACCAATAATTAGCGGACGTGATGAAAACTTAGGAGCTAAAAACACAAGTTTTTCGTATACCTACACCGTATCGGACAACGAAAAAGATAGTGTAAGAGTAGTTGAAAGGCTTAACGGAAACACTATAAGAACATTGACAAATGCTAGTTTGAATACTGAGTTTTCAATCAATATAACTTCCGAACAAATAAAAAAACTTGATATCAACAAAGTAAATACAATTGAAATTGAAGCATCCGACGGCAATGCTACAACTTTTAGGCGTGTCACTTTTACTAGAAATAACATGCCACCTATCATTTCTGGAAAAGATGTTGATTTAGGAGAAAAGGACAAGTCTTTGAGTTATTCATATTCTGCTACAGATCCTGAAAGAGATAAAATATTCGCCACAGTATACTTGGATGATAAGGTGTTAATTACGAGAAAATCAATAGTTGATGGCGCTAGTCAGAATATAAAAATTGATGGACTTGATTTCTTAAAGATTTCAAAAGGCAAGCATAGAATAGAAATTGTTGTTGAAGATGACAAGGGATTCAAATCCACAAGAACTGTAAGATTCACGAGAACAATAGCAAGATTAGTGATGGAACTTGGCAACAAAGGGATTGACACTGGATCAACATTGGCAAAAAGAGTGCTTGTATCAACTGTAGGCATTTATGTTGCTAAAGGGGCTATAGCTAAGTATGAGGTATGCAACAACGCTTTTGATAGTAATCCAACTTGGGAAAATGCGACTGCTATGGTAAATGCTGGAAAGGCATTTAACTTCCAAAATAAGTCTAAAACAGCTAGTAAAGCTGGGATAAATATCAGAGTAAGCATCGATAAGGGCGAAAGTAAAATGGCAAGCTATATAAGCAGCATAGGAGGAAGTTTTGATTAAAATATACAATCCAAAACCACTTGAAGAAATCCAAGAATTAAGGGATAAGGGGCTATATAATGCTCCTTTTAGTGTTCTTGAAGCTATGGGGAAAGTGGAGATAAATACAAATAATGAAGAAGTTGAAGAAAAGTTGAACGAAGCGTATATGTCACAAGTAGAATCAATCGCAGAAATTTACGAAGAGATAAACGCTGCAAAGGAACAACTCAAAAAAGAACAAGAACAACTTAAAAAGGACCAAGAACAAATCAAACAAAGTCAAGTTGAAATGATTACAGAGCTTTATGAAAGCATGGGAGGTATGTAGTGAAAAAGGGAAATATATTCGCAAGATGTTACGTAAAGATGATTATTTGGGGTAAAAGGACAATTGATGATGTAAAACCTCAAGAATTAAGAGATGAAGTTGTAGAACTGTTGAAAGCTCAAGGATTAGGTCCTGACGGCAAACCACTTAAAGAAGAACCTAAAGAAGATACCACACCAAAAGAGGACACAAAACCAGTAGATAGCGAGAACCCAAAAGAAGAAACAGACAAAGGGGATAAATAATGGCTATCGGTGTTAAATCGGGAAGAATTATGTTCCAAAGAGGAACAAAAGCCGAATGGGAGAATAGTAAACTTATTCTCCTTGACGGCGAGTTGGCTATTGAATCGGATACGTCGAAGATAAAAATCGGTGATGGCAAGAGTAAATATATCGACCTTCAGTACATTGAGATAGGTAATATTCGTGTGTCTGATTTATCGGAAGAAGATATCAAAAAAGTTACTGGACCAAAGGGAGAAAAGGGAGACCCGATGACTTTTGAGGATTTGAATCCTGAACAAAAAAAGGAACTCAAAGGGGAGAAAGGTGATCGTGGTCTAAAAGGTGCGACTGGCGATAGAGGTCCTACTGGTCCAAAAGGCGCGGATGGTGTCGTAACATTCGAATCACTTAGCAAGGAACAAAAAGACAGCTTGAAGGGAGATGTTGGTCCACAAGGACCTCCAGGACCAAGAGGTGCAATAGGACCTCAAGGTCCACAGGGATTACAAGGTAAAGACGGAACATTCACAGGCGAAATTGGTGCTAGAAATTTAATTAGAAATTCAGATAAATTATTTACTTGGGTTCCGCACGATAATAACAATCTATCGGTCACAGATGAATTTATGGAAGAATTTAATGTTCAAGGTCAGCGAATAAAAGCAGACGCAGGAAAAGCAACGAAGAGTGGAAAAACCTTTGTTAATTTTGATATTGATGAACCAGTACCAGGTAAGACTTATACTTTCTCAGTATATGTGAAAAATAATCGTGATGTGTCCACATGGTTAAAAATATTCCATTTTGACTGGAATGCTTCGTACGAAATAAAAGCACGTGAGTGCAAGAGGCTCGTCATCTCAGGCAAAAGAGATAAAGTAGGCGATTCTTGGAGAAAAACGGTTCAATTGATGTTGATAGCTGTGAGCAATGATGAGTCCGTTGATGCGACAGTGGCACGTCCTCAGTTGGAAGAGGGTAATGTCGCAACTTCGTGGAGCAAAAATCCAAACGACTTAATTAGTAGCGATGTCGTCAAGAATGTAACTGTAATCCAAAGCGGAGCAAGCACAGATAATATCGCTCCAGGGACTTTGATATTTGAGGTGTAGCATGAAGAAGATAACATTTGATGAAAAAGCTGTAAAGAAAGTGTATTTCAAGGACGAAAAAGGAGTTATACACAAAGTGGTTAACATTTATGTCAAAAAATAGCAACAAAGGAGTAAGATGATGGATGATATAAACGAAAAAGTTGGGAAATTAGAAACATTAGTAGCCAGCCATGGCGAAAATATTAAAGATATTCATTTAAAAATTAGAACAATGGAAAACAACTTCGATTCGATGGATAGACGTCTTATTGTCGTCGAGCAGAACATTGCAAACATAAACAATAACACCACTGAAATTAAAAATGACTTAAAAGACCTTGCACGTAAGCGTGAAGAAGACCATTACATTAAGCCGATTCAAAAAACTGAATCGTACAAGGACAAGGTGATAGCGGCGGCAATTACAGGTGTTGTTGCTTTTATTATAGGTATGATTTTACCTAAAATTTTTAGTTAAGGAGGAGAGTTTATGAAGCTAGTAGGTGTGGATGTATCAAAGTATAACGGATATCCAGATTGGAATAAAGCTAAGCAAAGTGGCGTACAATTTGCGATACTAAGGCTTGGCAGCGGTTACAATGGTGGATATGTCGATAAAACATTTGAGTACAACTACAGAGAGTGTAAAAAGGCTGGAATCGGAGTTGGAGTGTATGTTGCAAGTTATTTGAATATTAGTTCTGAAATTAATATGACTTTGAAAGCATTAAAGGGTAAGCAATTGGAATATCCAATATACTTCGATATCGAAGACTTTAGTTTGAGTGGACGTAGCTACACAAACACACAATTAACAAATTATGCGGTTAGATACTGTTCAGAGGTTGAACGTGCAGGGTATTATGTAGGCATTTACAGTAACAAAGCATTTCTTGATAGTCGCTTGTACTGGGAACGTATCAAGAAGTACGACATTTGGATAGCTCACTGGAATAAGAATGTAAATTATGCTGGCAAATACGGAATGCATCAATACACAAACCAAGGTCAATGGAAAGGCATACCATCCACTGGAGAAGGCGGTGTTGATACAAACTGGTGTTTTGTTGATTATCCGTCACTGATGAAGAAGTTAGGACTTAATGGTTATAAAAAACCGAAAGCAGAAGTGAAAGGACTTACGAAGATGGAAGAAGAAAAACTGTTAGACGAGATCAAGCAGACCGTGGTTACTTATGAGGACAGGGATTATGATAAAGCTGTGAGAATTGCTAAACAACATAGAGCTGTGTTAGTTCCTGCTGAGTTAAACATGGATTTCGGAAAGATGAAACGTAGCAAGGACACTATTATCGGGATTGGCGATAAAACTGGAAAGATTGATGGAGAAAACTTCGGCATTACTGGGTATTGTGATTATTTAGTGAGTGCTGATAAGGTCGATGAGTTTTTGAAAGATAGAAGCAAATTTTTAAGGAGAAAATAAGAATGAAATTAGATAACAAAACTTATGATGTACTGAAATGGATTGCTCAGATTGGACTTCCAGCGTTGACAACTTTATATGTTGCCATTGGTGGCATATGGGGATTAGGCTATGTAAAAGAAGTGGCTGGAACATTATCGGCTATCGATTTATTTTTAGGAACACTTTTAGGAATAAGTTCAACTAATTATTATAAAGAAAAATAGTTTATGATATAATATAAACATACAACAATGTGTTTTCAAAGAAAGGCAACAAATGGGCAAAGCCGAAAAACTAATGATTTGCATTGCATTGCTTAACTTATTAGTCGGAATACTTCAACTAATAAATAGTTAGATAATTAGATAATTAGATAAATAGATAGGATGGTTAGTGATTTTTTAAGGTCAATATCGTCTCATCAGCGAAATAAAAAGAAAGCACAGACTTTGTTGTATTATTAACTATCCTTGAAATTTATCTTTACGATGATATAATGTAAATAAGCAATGTAATTGTTTTAAGGTTAAGTTCAATAGCCTTTATAGCAGTGTGATGAACTGTTATACTAGAGGAAATCAAAATGATTTTGAATATATAAGAGGTCGCTCCTTTTATCCCTGTTCTTTACCTCAGCACTTGCAAGCCACATAAAAAAGAACTCTTGCCCTAGGGTTCTTTTTTATTGAGATATTTAAAAAAAGTAGTTTTTGATATAATATAAGCATAGAATTAAAGTGTGACTGGAGAGCCAGTCGGTGGGATAGTTACTAGTGCTATCTCATTTTTTATTGAACAAATCGTGCGAGTAATCGTGAGTAGATGGAAGATAATTAGATTATCACTATATTTAATCGTGAGTTAATCGTGCGTAATGTGCTAAGAAGATTAGCTGTGTGAGATGATAAAGATCTCATGTACGCTTTTTGTAGGAACGTTGGAAAAGGACAAAATAAATAAATTTGTGAAAAAATTTATAGTATAATTGAAATTGTTTGTTTTTATGTAAAATTTTAGTACACATGAGGGTAGGCTTTTATGTCTACCCTCTTTTTTTATGTGTAAAATGAATTATCAAGCAAAAACTACCTCACAGAATAGAATATGCAAAGAGATTTTAAGTGTATTGGTGTAATTATATGACTAAAGTGAGAAAAGCTTATAAAATGTGTGTGAGGCGGTGTAGAATGAATTTGTGTGATTTTTGTAATAAATTGAAATTATTTTGAAGATTTTTGAAAAAGAAAATAAAAATGCATAAAAACTAAAGAGTTTAACGACTCTATTTTTTATACACAACTTAGGCAACAAAAGGGCAACACAACAAGCTATAAGTGTTGAAAAATAGCCATTCACGTTTCCCCTCCTAAGGGGGCATCCCCGGTTCGAATC